GTTCCTGATCCAGCTGGGATAAAAATAAGAGGTAGTATAGGATTAGATATTTGGAATTGAGTTATAGATAAAGTACCACCAATGGATATTGTTGGACTTTGATATAATATTTGAATATCTGTACCTGTATTGTTTCTTATTTGGAAAGTTCCGCTTGCGGCTCCTGAATTTGTAACTGTAAGAGATAAATAATATGTTTTATTAAAATCTAAGTCATATCTGTTAAAATAATATGAAATTCCAGATAATGGATTCATAGAAAATAAAGAAGCAGTAGTATATACTTGAATTATTTCTACATTACAATCACTTAAATCTCCATTTGTTACAACTAAATTAGAACCACTTAATTGTCCATCATAAAATTCTGTTTGAGATGATTGAACAAAAGGAACAGCTCCACTTACTGAAGGTGTTGCTCCGTTCCAACTTTGAGTTATATTTACAACGTTTGTATACGTGTATAATGAAGAGGTTTGACCAAGTAAATCAGGGTATGTACCTCCACTATTTCCGTCTGTAGTACCAATAGCTATAGAACCTGTAAGAGTCATATCCTCAACAATATAAGGAGTACCAAGTGGTCCTGATCCTGATGTATTTGATCCTACTTGAGCAATAGATGTTGAAGGACTAACTTGAGGTACAGGATATCTATTTCTATCTAATAATGTGTTTTTTATTACAATACCCGCAGCCAAAGAAGATCTAGCAGGGATAAAATCTTGTAACATTTTAAATAATGAGTTATCAAAAAACTCAATTAATCTAATGTAATCCCATTCTTGATAATTTGATGTATATTTTTCAAAATAAACATTTCTAATAGCATCTAAATCAGGATAAGTTTCAGCAGATGATGATTGGAATCTAGGATCACCAATTACATCTCCTAAATTGAAATAACCTAATTGTGAATTTATATCTTCATTAATTTCATTTTGTGGTGAAAAAGCTATTTCAACATAATCTATATCTCTAGTATAACTAGAACTTATAGATGGAAATTGTTGTATTGAGCGATAAGGAGATAATGTATCAGCGTTTGGAATATTTGAATCACTACTACTATAAGGTAAAACAATATTTTGTTGTTTTACTTTTTGGGATATTGGATTTTGAATACCTGCTGGTACTTGATCAAAGTAAAATACTTCTGTATTATTAGCCCAAGAATAACTTCCACTTAGATAAAAATTACTATTTCCAACAAATGAAGAAGTAGCAACCCAAGAACCTGTTATTTTAGGATGAACAGAAATAGATGAAGTATATAATTCACCTCCTAAAGTTGCTCTAAATGCTAAATTTTCACTTGACTCGATAGAGTAAGGATTCATTACATAAGCATCAAAACTACTTTCGGATAAAGGTAAAGTATAATATCTAATTTCTTGTAAAGAACCAGTAAATATTTTACCAGCTAATGAAGATGATATACCAAAATAAGATTTAGTACTACTATTCCAAGAAGTAGCAGCAGATACTACAGAAGAGGATGATTGGAAACTAATTGTATTTCCATCTTCTCCATTATAGTTTTTGTTTTTGGCGTATAAGGTATAAGTATTACTATTTTTATTTACTAAAACAGACCACCAACCTTCATTATAAAAAGGTAAATATACACTTGCTGAGGTATTTGGTGATGCTGGGTCAGGAATAAAGTCTAGTAAAGCATATTGATAATAAGGATCAACAGGTTGTCCTAAATAGGAACCACTATTATATCCTGAGCCTGTATATCTTAATACTAGTTTAACGTTTTGGTCTGTTGACCATAAACTTTGAGAAATTATACTTCCTGTATTGTATGGAAGAGCTGTGGTTTGAAATCTAAATTCTACTGATTGAGGATTATCACTTGTAGCTCCCCAATCAGAATTTAATACAAAAGATGAACTTACATATGAAGAACCACTTGTATAAAAAGCATAATTAAATGTATCTTCCCAATTATCGTATGTATTAGGGTTTCTATCTTTACCACCAAATTCATTAATTCTAACAATAGTATCAGGAACACCAAATAATGTAATTAATGCTCTTAAACCAGCTACACTACCTTTTTTCTTTAAAATATAAGGAACACTATTATATATTCTTTTATATATAGAATCATTAAGATCTGAAGTAGGAATTAATGAACTTGTAGAAGAGGCAGTAACATAAGTTGTAATATATTCTAAACCTGAATTAGCAGGGACTGGTAATGAACCTGTTGTAAAAGGTAAATTATATAGACTACCTGAAGGAGTAATACCGATTAATGCTTGATAAAGATCATTAGATGAGAAATTATTTTGGTATATTTTAATACCTAAATCTCGTAAAATATCTGCTACTAAATCTTTAGGAGCACCATAAGTTAATCGGTTATCATTATCTGCTTTAGTTGTAACACTTTGAATATATATAAAGATATTATCAAATAATTGTCCAACCATTTCTACAAACAACTCAAAATTAGCATTGTTTGGATCTTCTAATAAATAAGAAGGAATAGCTAATACTAAAGCATTATTATTTTCTGAGTCGTATTCTTCAGCAACAAGAGATTGAGATACAAACCAGTTATTTCCTTGAACTGAACTTGTTGAATAATTCACATAAGGGGGAGTTGACGATGTTTTGGGCCAACTTGTAGATCCTGATGTGTAATATAAGTAATATTCGTAATCATCAAAGGTAGTAATAATAGCATCTATTTTATCCTGCCATATATTATTACTTTGAGAAACATAGTAATTAGAAGTAGTACCAGTTGAATAACTAGCACTATAATTATATTGTTCTATTAATCCTAACTTATAATAAAAATTTTCTAAGCGTGTTTGTGCTGAAGAAAAATGTATAAAATTAGAATAATTAGAATAGTCAACATTAACCTCTACTCCTCTTTTAACTAATAAACTATTTAATTGATACCTTAAACTACCTGATCCTTGATTAGAAGGTGTACTTGATAATGAATTAAAATTAGTGTAAGAAGTAGCATTATTATATTGATCCGTAACATTTAAGTTTGTGTTAGGACCTTTTAATTGAATATTATTATCTAAAACATCAAATGTTTGAGTAATATTAATATTATATGCTACAGGTTCAGATACTTGAGTTACTACCCAACATTGAGAAGTTGTTGTAAATTGTTGGGGTAAAGGTTCGTATAATTTAATTAATACTGTAGGGTTATTAGTATCTGTTGTATCTAATAAAGCATTAACAGCAATAACTAAATTGTTATCCCCAAAATCTAAATAAAAATCATAATAACTTCCTGTTGTATTTTGAATATTAGAAATTAATTCTAAAGAAGAAGATATTACTAAAGCATTAGGAATTGAGGTTGTATCTAATCTAACTTCTGTTCTATCCGAACTTATTTCTGAAATAAAGTATGGATTAAAGTTGTTAGAACTTAATTTAGGACTTAAAAAATTATATAAAGTATTATACTGACCTTCAGTATAACCAAATGCTTTTAAATCAACTTCAGGATTTAAAACAACATTATTGTTTATTAATTTATATCCAGGGTACCCACTAACATTTTGAACTAAAATATTACCATTTAAATCATAAACAAAATATTCTATATAATCTGTTTGAGGATTAAATGTTGTATCTACGTTAAAAGAAGTAATAAGAGAACTATCAGAGTTTGAATACTCCTGTAATTCAAAGGTAAATGGGTTTATTGGGGTTATGTTAACTATTTCAGCCATTATATACTTCCTGAGATTAATTGTTGTTGTAAATCTAAATTTTCTTGTCTTAGTTGAGTTACTTCCTCAACTAGTGCTTGAATGGTATCGTCTGTAGGTGTAGTAGAGCCAATATAAGCTCCACTTGTTACTACAAGGTATTGATGAGAATTTATATCTCCAAGTTTAGGTATTTGGAAAAATAAATCTTGATAATATTGAAAAAATTGGTCTATTGATATTGTTGGAAGCGATGATGTGATAGAAGAAGTAACATTAACATTAACTAATTGAGTAAAGGAAGTATCAATTACCTTTTGGTATTGATTTTTATCATAAACTGTTTTGTTTAAAGTTATTTGTTCTGCCATTATCCATTAATTACTTTAAAGTAATATTGATCATTAAATACAACTGTTGAACCACCTATAGTACTTTGAATTAATATAGCATAATATCTTTCAGGCTGTAAAAAATTCATATACATATCAAAATAACTAGAAGAAGCATCAGCACTTAACCTAGTATATCTAGGATCAAAATCAACAATATATTCATTAGTTTCTAAATCTTTCAAAGCCCAATAAGATGAACCAGAAGGTAAATAATAATTATTTACATAAACAGAAGATGTTTGCCATAATTGGGTTGGGTACTCAGGACGAGCATTAATTCTAAATCTATTTATACTTTCACTATAAAATACCCCAGGATTTTGAGCTAATGTAATTACTGCTGGAAGACTATTTAATACTGTTTGGGTTGAAGATCCAGTATTCCATACGGAATCATCCCAACTAATTTGTAGTGCTGGAGGGTATATTGTGTTAGTATCTACTGAGAAATATTTTAATTCAGGTTGATAATTTTTATTATATACCCATTCTAAATTTTGTTTTAAAATAAATCCATTATTAGATAAAATATTTCCTGAACTAGTGGTCCATGCTCTTACAGTATTAGTTACATCCAAATTAATATCTTTGTTTGTTCTGTATGAAAAAGTAACCGAAGCTGAATATTGAGAACCTGTGTACCAAACACCTCCTCCTACAGGATACATTTGTTGTCCTGATTCATTTAATGATGAAGTATAAGATGAAGTAGCTCCCGTAGGATATGCATAACCATTTGCTGGAATTGACCATAAGGTACTTCCAGAATATCCTGCCCATATCCAACTGCAACCATCCATAGAAATAGGATCATCTAAATATCTACCAGTTCCCATATCCCAGTCTTGAGCTAAAGGATAACAAACTACTGAAGATGTTGTTGCTAATCCAGTAGCGGTAGAAACAAAACATTGTAATTTAGCATTCCAACTTCCACTATCATAAATGGAATCAGGCATAGGACCAAAAGCGGAGACTAAATCTTCGTGAGCAAATTTTACTAAAAATCTACTTGTTTGTGGGTTAGGGTTTGAATAAGCAAAAGTTGTAAGGGTTGCTTCTACAATTTCATCTAATCCCGTATTCATATTAGGGAATAGAGAATATAATGTAGCGTCTTTTTCGGGGAATATTTTTAATACTGCCATTTTATTATAAATTTACTACCCTTCCTTGGATATCTTGGTTTGGATATTTAACTTCAAAAATACTAGGATCTAAAGAAGGATAAATTACATTATTTTGTGTTGCTGCTGGTATGTCATAAGCATATCTGCTATATCCTAAATCTTCTCCTACTAAATTAGTAATAGTTACATTTTGTACTGTTTGAACTCCTTCAATAGCATCTAATAAAATGTAAAGATCTCTTAAGACAATAGTTTCGGTAATAGCCCATTTATCAATAGCAAAAAAATCTTTTAAAGCTGTGATACATCTTGTTAAAACATCATTACTATTAAAATTAGGTAAAACTATAATACTAAAATTAACTCCTATATTAATAATAAAAGCATCTTTAATATTAACAGAATCATTAACCATTCTATATTGAGATAAGTATGTAGTAATATTTTGTTTTAGAGCGGGTGATGCTGTGGTTAAACGATTGTTTACGTTATATGACAACACATACAAGTCTAATACGGATTGAGATTCACCAGCTGATAATGATTGTGCTTTAGTAGGTTCAATATATGCTTTTGATACTACACCATATTTAGCAGGCATAGATAATGCTCTTACTAAATAATCATCTTGTGTTACGTTACGTAATTGAGAAGCAAAATTAGCAGAAGCATTTTGTCTGATTTCTTCAATCGTATCTCCATCTCCCCCTCCATCAGCTGCTTCTGGGTTAGTAACTGCTAATGAGTTAAAGATAGTATTTGCTGTACTTGGATCTAAGTTACTATTTAGGAATTGAATATTTCCTGTTATATTAGTTAAATCATTAGCAGATACGTTTGCTGCTACTCCCCCACCAGTTAAATATCTAACTACTAAAGTTGTATTTGAAGGAGCAATACCATAAGTATTTGTAAATATAAAATTAGAAGGAGAAAATGCTGTTGTTAATTTACTTTGTCCAAAAGGTAAACCTAAACCTACGTTATTTGGGTTAGGAATAATTTCAGCATCATTATCTGCTGTTGTTCCTGAGCCAAATTGGAGTTGAAGAGTTGTTGAATCTAAGAAACGAGTAGCAAATCTTCTTTGAACTTGTTTTAATTGTAAAATATATGGAGTATCTCCAGAATATTGAGATAAATTAGGATCGTTTGTGTTTGTATTTTTTATAGAATCAAATACTGTTTCTTGAGCCAAATAATCTACTTCATACCATTTATCTCCTGTAGTTTGATCAGTAATATCTAAAATACCTACAAGTTTTTCACCTGTTATTTCTACAGTAGAAAAAGGTACAGGAGCACCAAATGTAAAAGTAGTTGTACTAATAACAGCAGATGATGCTTTTCTTGTCTTCTTTAATAAGAAATAGGTTGGATTAGCTCCACTTACTGAGTATATGGAAATTTCAGTAGGGTCACCAGAACTAGAAACTGAAAAGTCTACAGGTTCTTCTACTAAAAAAGAAACACTATTGTTACTTGTTGAGGTAACTACAGCATTTTGATTAATAAATAAAGAATAATCAAAGTCTGGGACGTAAGTAGAACCAGAAAGTTTTGCTGGTACTTGTTGATAAAAATCAATAGGAGCCGAAGCAACTTGAGTTACATTTGGTTTGTAACCAAACATATAAGCTAACTCGTATAAATTATTTGTCTGACGAGCATATTGAAGATAGTTTTCTTGGATTTGGTTATCTAAATAAAATGATAAAACATCACCCACATAGGCAGCCATTTCCATAAACATCATACCGGGTGATGCTGGAGTAAAATCGTTGTAAGTTGTAGGGAAGTAAGTTCTAGCATAGTCAATTAAGCTAGCTCTTAGTTCACTAAAGTCCTTATTAATATAGGTTATATTTCTTTTTTTAGTAGCCATTATATAAATGCTAATTGTATTTCGTCAGTTAATCCAGTATCTTTTATGCTATATTTCAAAACTACATTAATTTGGTTAATATCAGGGAATGAATCAATTCCTAAACTTCCAATAATTATATTTGGAAAATATGTAGATAATTGAGATTGGATGTCTTGTTTTAAATATTCAGTATTCCCCTCTGTAATTTGTTGAAAAATAAATGCTCTTAAGTCTCCTCCAAATGTTGGATTTAAATATCTTTCGTTTTTATTTGTTAAAAAGAAATTAATTAAATTATTTTTGATAGATGCTTGAGTAGTGTAATTTGATTTAAAAACAGCAGGAGCATTAAAAGGAATATCAACCCCAACAGCAACAGAAGGTGCCGTATCTATAGGAAATATTTTTTTAGCTCCAAATGCCATTATTTACCACCCATTAAAGCCATAATTTGATCTAATCCTACATTACCTTCAGGTAAAGCTCCATTAATAGCATCTACAGGACCTTGTGCTTGGAAAGTTCCATTGTATGCTGTAGTTGCTGCTCCACCGCCTTGCATATCTTCTAAGATGTTACCAAACATTGCTTGTCTTTCTTGAGGTGTTAATTGTTTTGGTTTTGATAAGTGAGGTTGAGCATAAGTATCTCTAACTGACTCCGTAACAATTGTCTTAGGAGCACGAACAGCTTCCAATAGAATATCTTTCAATTCTTCTTGAATAGCTTCCTTTACTGCTTCTTTGATAATTTTTTTAAAATCTGATGGTTTCATTGTTTATAAATATTAAGTTAATAAGCTTTTAAATTGTCTCTATCAATAATTGTTTTCAATTCATTAATTAATGTTTGAGGATTGGTTGTAAATGATAATTCGGTTTGTATTAAAACAATACCTTGTTGATTTTTACCAAGTGCTCTTCTACGAGTCACAGTAGGTGTATAAGGTACTTCTTCTATTTCAATAATAAAACCGTTATAGGTGGTTTGGTTTAAAGTAGATTCTGCTTGTCTTTGAGCATCAGCACTATTATTTATTCCTTTAGAAATAGGAATATAAGTTGAATTGGGACTACATTTTGTTAAAATAGTATCTAATGAGTTTAATATATTTACTATACTTAAAATATACCCATTAACTAAAGATATTGAAATAGCAGAGATTGTAATTGATGATTGTATTTTATCTAATTTAGAAGTACCTGTATTGGTAAATGTTAATTTATTTTTAATATCTTCTAAATCACTTAAAGCTGAAGGGACAGCTCCAGGAACAGTAGGTAAAAATTTAGCCGCTAACGAAACTGCTGTTTTAGAGGCTGATATAATATTAATAGTAGTTATTGCTAAATTAAAAAATGTATTTAGTCCTGTAATAGAATTTGTAATTGTATCTAAACTTGTTCCAATAGAATTTAATTGTCCTACTAAAGCATTTCTTTCTAAAATTAGTCTATCTAATGTTGATTGTGGAACACAAACCCCTCCAGGTAAAGTAGCATCTGCTAATAATTTAGTAGCAATAGGATTTAAAAGTTGTTGAATAACTTTACCCTTATCATAAATTATATTACCTAATTTAGCTGAACCTTGGGGTTTTAAACTATCAGGAATAGATTTTAAAAGTGCTTCTACATCAATATCTTGTATATTTGCCATTAGATAGTAAAGTTGTCTTTAGATTTAATATTGTTTAAATTTTGTTTTAAACCATCTAGTATAGTTGACATTTGACCGGCTACAATATTTAATGGTCCTAAAGGAGTACCTGGAGGAGTTGAAACTAAAGTAGAACAAATAGTCATAAATGATTGCAGATTAACTAAAAGTTGATTTAATAAATTAACTGTTTGGTTTCCTAATAATAAAGGTTCGGTAGCATTTTTAGAACCTAAAAACATTTTACCTGATGAAAATGTTACAACAGGAGTATCAATATTAACTCCCTCAACAGCATTTAAATTAATAGATTTATTAGAACTTAATAATATATGATCTGTTGTTGAATTAAATACTAAACGACCTGAATTAATTATAATTTGTTTTCCAGCATATTGATCGGGGGATGTAGGAGCTGTTTTGTAACTATTATAATTAGTACTAGAAGTTTTTAATGGTATCTTTTGAGTGCTAGTAGAATAAATAGAAGAATCATCATTATTAATATCTTCTACTGTTGGTACCCAACCTTCTTCTGTTTGAATACCTTGACCATTTCTAATAATTAAAATTGGGTCTCCGTCTTCTCCAACTGTTGACCAGTTATTAGGAGAATCTTTAACAGTTGAACCAATCCTAATACTATTACCCCATCTACCTTCATAAATCATATCACCTTCAAAAGGTAAAATTGGGTGAATATTTGATCTTTCTTTAAACGTTTTACCTAAAAATATTTCAGTAGATTGATCTGTTACTCTTCTAACATTACCTGCTTCCGTTTGAATATAATCTTTTTGTTGTGTTGGGGGTAAAGCATTAGGGAAGGTTGGAAAAGCATTATGATGAGGATGATTCCATAATGAAACTATATTAATATAATATTCAATAGTATTTGAAGATATAGACTCAATTTCAGTATTGGGAAGAGCAATTATATAAACAACCTCATTTACCAACGGTAAATTTTTAAAATTACCTGTTAAAGGTCTAGCTATAGGTAATGATGGTGATGGTAAAGGATTAATTACATCCTCATATTCAATAATTCCTAAACCATTCCATTCACCTAATTCTTTAAATCTTGGATGGGTTTCATCTAAAACAATACTTAATACTCTTACAGCTCTAATTGAATTCGCTTGAATTTGAGAATTGGAAACAGCAAACCCATTATTAGCGTTAGCATTTAATTGTTGATTGAGTGCTGAAAATCCATATTGAGCCATTATTTACCTCCTTTTAACTCGTTCATAGCAGATAATAACTGCTCTTTTTCCTCATCAGAAATAGTTAAAGCTCCTTCAGATGTTACTGTAGCCATAGCACGTTGAGCTAAGGCAGCCATCTTAATCAAGATGTCATCGTTTTTAACACTAATTTCCATATATTCTTTAATTAGGGGAACTACCAAAGTAGCATCCCCAATATCAGAAATAAGTGGTTTTAATTCAGAAATTAAAGCAGTAACCTGTTGATCTTTTTTCTTTTGGTTGTTATAGATTTCCTCTAAAACATCCGAAAATTTTTTATTTTTAAAAATTATGTTATCAAATTGTGACATAAATATACAGTTAGTTTCTTATA